GGAGAAGGGAACAGAACAGGCTATGTGGAGCCTGGTATGGAGCGGCTACGAGACAGGGGGTCCTGAGATATTTCAACAGGAGCTCCATGTGCTTATCTATTACGGGATTTCCAACATGTACACTGATAGGGTTGCAACGGTTCTGCGGAATTCGATCTTCGCCAAAGAATGGAAGGAGTGTTATGACAGGGGGGAGATCGCAAATGATGTGTTTTACCGTTAGGCTTTCATCAGTTCATCGATATTTTCCAATTTACTCTCCAATTCGGCTTTCAACTGACAGAGGTAGCGGGATGTCTGGATCTGATTGTTGCATCGGGCACATAATAGACATAGGTCGTCGATTGTCTGCGTGTCATTTTTGCGGCATCGGGGCTTAATATGGCCCCATTGCAAGTTTAAATAGCGTTTTTCGCCATCTCTGGGTTCATTCCAGCAATACATACCGCCTACGCTTTTACCGAATGCACATGTATTGTTCTGCTTTTTAAACAACTTCTCGACAAAGGCTATCCGCTCTGCCTTTGAAACGGCCAAGTCTATCTTTCGTAAATGAGGATAGAGGCTTTTCTGTAATCGTTCCACTTCACTTTCGGGGGGATCCTCCCATACATTACTGTCGCGAAAATGGGCTGGTATGCTCATATTGTTTGCTGCTGCTGCAGATGCAGATGCTGATGCACCTGCACCGGCACCAGCGGCGGGTGAACGCCGTACTAGTCGTCGTGTACCTTTCTTCGGTGACTCTTCCATTTATCTACTAGTGGACTGATTATTTGCGATGAAGCCGACGGGTTTTGTGGGCACCGCCTTGTTCGATAAAGCCCACTATACATTCCTGTTTTTGCGCGTTATTCTACGTCGTTTTCCATTTTTTTCTGCCGGTTCATCATTGACTTCCGTAACAAATTTGCAAGTTGTCAAGAATGCTTTGTCTTTTTCTGTTAATAATAGACTTTTCTCTACGTTAGCACCCTTAAATTCTAAAGGATCGGGCATTATTGAAAGGAGTTTATTCTTGATAGCATAGGTTCCAATCTTGAGTGATTGGAGTAAACATATGACAATTGGATTTTCCAAGTATGATTTGACTGCTTCGGCATCTGAAATTGTATCGCAGAGAATAGCAAATACATTCTCAGATATTCCATAGGTACCTTTAGAATCAACAAAAGGATATAGACTTGAACCAAATGATGTCAATACTTTAATTTTGTCCTGCAACGAATGTTTAATATTCGAGTACTTCGTCTTGTGCCCACTTCCATTTATATTCATTATTATTGGATATTGATACGCACCTGTCCTCGTTTGACTAAAAATCTTCTTTGTCGAAGATGTCTCATTTGATCGTATAACCCGCAGCTGCGGTAGTTTATGCTCAGACCATCTCTCGAATATATCCCATCCAAAATTAGGAATGATAGATAAGTGGTTTATATCTATAGTTTGAGTCATAGAAAGCTCATTATTTGTAATTCTCGTTGTTTTATAGGCAGTGTTATTTTGGAGTAAGAAGTAGTCAACTGGAAAATTAATACCTGGAAATGCCTTTCCCATTATAGTAATATTCAAAAGATTCATTGTCTTCATTAAATCTAAGATTTCTCCATTTGCAAATTCACGCCATCCTTGGCCATTAATAAACAACATATATCCGTTGGGCGAAAGGCACTTCACATATAGTTCAATAAATTTGGGCCACACCGTTGTCCCTGATTGATGACTCCCGCCGGTCTGATAAGGTGGATTTCCCATTATAATATCGTACTTCTCAGGCCAACCTTTTGCTTTTAGTGTTGCACCTGTCATTTCAAGACTATTTGCGGTTAGTATATTCGGGACACATTTGTCGCATAGTTTTTCAAAAATATTTCTTGCAATCCTGTTGTTGTTCGACTGTTTTTCGAGCATATATAACATATTTTCAATAATATGCTTCCTTCGTTTCTTCTCATTTGGTTCCCACTTTTTCAATCCTTCATCCAACTTATAAAAGACAACAACAGGAAAATTGCCGATTCCATTTGCAGGATCGAGCCATTTTAAGTTATGATTAGACCACACAGATTTAGGCAGTTGTGATAGCATATCCTCGATCAATTCAATAGGAGTAAACACTTCTCCTAAATCTTTCTTTTGCTTCTGTCGAGGCGTAAGCCGCTTATGGATAATATCCAGAATTTTATCCTTTCGCAAGGATCGTTCATCTATTTTGCCTTTCATCTGTCGAAAGACGCTCACGCTACTACTAGCCGCGAAATCTTTTACGGCCGCTATAAGGAGTTTGGATAGCAGCTCCTTGTCCTCCCCTTCCTGAATTACCGTTCTTGAGCGAACAAGGCGCAGTACATTGTTCTGCAGAGTGCTGCCCTCTGCATTTACCACCTTGTCCTCATACTCTTTCAAAGCATCTTCTAATTTGCTTGATGCACTGGTAATTGCTAAATATTTAACAAAATCGGCAATCGTTTCAATGAAGTTATCAATGACGATCTCGATATCTTCCACGGGTTCGGACTCAGATTCTGATTCTGATTCAGGGGGAGGAGCTCGAATCACAAGGCGACCCTTTTCAAGAGTCACACGACTCCCCTCCTTCAACCCTATCCGTCCCAGAGTGGCCTCCATCTTCGTGGAACTAAAATGAGCGGCAATCTTGCCAATGAAATCTGCATCAATGCTGCGCCGGATATCATTCCCCATCTTCTTCTCAAACCCACCGATATCCTCATTAATTCTATAATCATTGGATGGGTCTTTTTCAGCCATTTCGAATAGCTGGCGCAACTTATTATGAAATGAAAGAGGCTTTGCATCCGCCCCCTTTTGCAAACTATACTCAAATACATCAGAATCCCACGAATAGGTGTCATAAATAATATCCAGTATCTCAGATACTGTATTCGAAGATTCATGAGAGGCCCGCGTATACCCATAGAGTGCCGCCAATGTCCTTACTGGATTCAAATCGACCACAAATGCCGATTGTTTACCGGGACTGGGAGTCAGTGCACGATACATCTTTTGAATAATGTCATCGGGCGATTTCTTTTCATTAAACAGAAATACTACGTCTGTACACGGCAGGCTGATCCCCATGCTCAGCTTTTCACCTGCCAATAGAAGAAGACCCTTGGACTTCTCCTGGCAATGTAATTTACGCTCAAGGGCGAGAATACTGGTTTTCAGGTGTTTATTGATGATATGGATGGTGTCGGATGCACCAGGGGCCCGTTCCAACAGTGCTTTCATATCTGCATTTCCCACATTCTCTTCTGATACAATGCACGCAATTTCATAGTTATCTCTCCACCACTTATGAGTCATTAAAAGGGATGCCCATGCACACAGTAAATAGAATATATTCGTTCCAATGCCCCCTGTTGGCATAAACATCAATAAGGTAGGTTGTTCATCGAGTCGAAATCGACTCTTTGATTCACTGCTAATTTTATTAATGCGACCTAGAATGGAGGGTTCGAGAGCTCCCTCCTTTCTAAGTGGTTCTCCTCCTTCAATGGCTACAACCGCTGGAACATCAAATACTTCTTTTGGCGTTATAAGACTTATTATATTTTTAGGATTTGTTATAGTATCAAAGATTCGATAGGCGTCACTGCGAACCTTATTATCCGCTGTTTTCACATCTGCAATTGTTGTTCCAGGTTTAATTGCAAAAATAGAGGTAAGACTGAATCCTGCATCGGGCCGATAGGTCCCTTGCTCTGTAAATCGCGCAAGAGTCTCCTTTTGAAAATCAGCTGAAATAAAATAGAGATCTGGAATACCTTTATATGCCTTCGCCATTGTTTCAAGCGTTTCGCCATTTGATTTCCGTTTTGCTATCACCGTGTTCACCAGTTCTGTGCCAAATCGACTCTGTAAATTTGCAACCGCAACTCCCTGTTCTGATTCGGTTGCAAGCGCTCTTGAAGCTAATACATCTGTATAATCCCAGATGAATAAATTCTCTTTTTGTATATGAAAATCAAATAGTATATTGTAATAAGTTGCAGTTAAGAAAATAAACGGCAATTTTAGATGACTATAGGTGTCGAGAATCGATTGAATTTCGGTCTTTGTCTTCTCACCCGTTCCCGTTTTATGCGCTTCATCGAAAAACACAAGACCAAGTTTATCTTTTCCACTCAATAGATCCTGTAAAGATTCTCGTTCCTTTGCTCCCTTCTTCTGGGATGCAATAAGAAGCTGTGAGGAACAGAAAAAGACAGTATGGGGCTTCGTTTTTTTAATATCCGCCATCGTCTTCACTTCGATAAACTCAAAGTCAGCAAAGTCATGAAAACGATCCACAAGTTCCTCCTTTACCTGATTAAATGTTTCATTGGGAGCTGCTGTTAGCCAAAATATATTTAGGTTTGGAACAGCCATTCTTTGCAAATATTCGCGTATAATTCCGCCTGCTATGAATGTTTTACCTCCTCTCGGTAAAACACCAATCAAATAAATATTATTATCACTTGTAGCAATTGTATTACAGACCCCTTGTACAATAATATCTTGATGTAATTGCAGTGATAGAACAGGTTTTGATCCTGCCTTAAAGTACTGTTGTGCGAGTGCATCTTTTGGTGATAGGCCTGTGATACCAGCCATTTCAAAAATAGATCGTCTCTTCTCTTCCAGAAACGGTTTTACGTCTTCATTCCACCCAAAGAATGTTTTTGCAAGTGTTTGAACATATTGCCTATACATCCGATTGTTTGCTATTTGAAAATCCTTTTTGCTTTTAATAAACACAATCGAATCGGCCGGCTGTTGTTCCGCGGTTAAGGATTCTTGCTGCGCAATTCGGAGTTTTTCAAGATCCACATTTTCAGCATTCTTTTCTATTTTGCGCCATTTTACACTCATTAAATAGGTTTTTGTTATTTCACCGGGCTTTGCAGAACACTCCACTTCACAATAAGGATCGTGTGCACTGACCGCTTTTAAGGAAGGATCACTATTGATTAGTGTAATATCGCTGACACCTGAGCCCTTTGAAGCAATGCACTTCATACTTTTTAAGGCTTCTTCGGCCGTTGCATATAGTTTACCACCCCCTTCCACTCGATCCATAAATTTATAATTACCGCCTTCCCTGGGATTGACTCCTTCCATGCCTCCAAAAAACACGAATAGGCGTGCTAACACTTCGTATATATCTGTGCCTGAATGACGGCCTTCTGATAGTTTGAATGAGACCATATCGTCCAGTGAAATCGCTGGATTTACAAAGACAGTGGTTAAGAACTCGTAATTCGATGTCTTATTCGTAAGCCCATACATGCCTACTGGAATTGCATTGCGCCCCTTTTTCAACTGGCGGACGCGTTTCTCTAACGCTTCCAAGCTTGCAATCGGTTCTCGGGTACAAGGATCAAATAGTTCAGCACAGGCGGGTACGTTTGCTTCAGCTTCAATTGCAGGCTCAATCACAGGCTCAATCGCAGGCTCAATCACAGGCTCAATCACAGGCTCAATCACAGGCTCCATCGCAGGCTCAATCACAGGCTCAATCACAGGCTCAATCACAGGCTCAATCACCGTCTTTGCCTTCCTCACTAGTCGCCGTGAACTACTTGCAGATGCCTTCGCAGATTTAGGAGCATGCAATGAAATCTTTTTCACTTTCCGCGATGATTCGTCGCGTAGTTTATTCAAATTGAGTGGTTCTTCCCCCGACATCCCTATTAGTACCTTCTAACAAAACATCCGACGCATACACGTGGTCTGCAATCAAGCCCGGACATGCCTTTCGTATCGCTTAGTAGAATGTCTGAGACCCAGGTCTTTGTGAAAGACTTTAGTCAAAAGACCCATGTACTGAATGCACTGGAAACGGAATCGGTGGATGAGTTCATTGCACGGTTCCTCATTCAATCCAAAATGCCGGCGATTCCTCTGATCGATCTGCGTTTACTGTACAAGGGCCGCCTAATGCTCGGCTCGGAACCGCTCAGCACCTACGCAGTCGAACGAGATTCCACGCTCCAGTTGATCAAGCTGGAGCGAGGAGGCGCGCCTCGTCCTTGGTCTGCGAAGCCTAAGACGGGTTCGCTGGGGATCTTCTAATGCCCGAGAACATACTGATAGATGTGAGTGCAGTTGATGTTAGCAGCCAAACGGTCGAGCCGAGAACTCGCTACACCTTCCGAGAGATCAAGGACGACTTCAGCCTCACCTACACAACCATGGAAGATAACAACTCAACCATCTGCGACGTGCTCGCCCTGTACATCAAGGGACAGAAGATCTTGTACACCGAGGCCAAGACGCACTGCGAGCAACGGCTCACCTTTCTCATGCTGCCCGCCATTCTGATCACCGTGATCTGCAGTGTCCTGAGCAATGTGTTGAAAGACGAGGTCTACGGCACGACCATTACCAGTTCATTAAACGGCCTGAATGCGTTCATTCTCGGCTTAATCAACTTCCTGAAGCTGGACACGCGGGCCGAGGCGCACCGAACCAGTGCCTATAAGTTCGATAAGCTCGAGTCCAAGATGGAGTTCAGTTCGGGCAAGCTCATGTACATTACTGACTTTTCAAAGGAGCTTGGGAAAGTCATTGATGATGCCGAGGCGCAGGTGCGGGAGATCAAGGAAACCAATCAGTTCGTGCTGCCCGAGAAGATTCGCTACAGTTATCCGAAGCTCTACAACACGAATCTCTTTGCGGAGGTGAAACGGATAGGTGTGCAGCAATCCATCTTGTTGGAGGAGCTCAAGAATCATCAGAACGATCTGCTTTTACTGCGGCGACTCGGTTCCGATACGCAGGCCAAGCAGAAGGAGATCGCCCCTATTATAAACAAGATTCTCCTGCTAAACAACGATTTCCACCGACTCCGTGAGGACTTTATTGGAGAGATTCGGCAGAATAACAGTTGCAAGTGCTATTACTGTACGCCGTGTGGCTGGTTCAAAGTATAAACTCGTTCTTTGATTAGATTCACAACAGGATGAGCCCAGACGTAATCGGTTTGAGTGTTGGCATAGGCATCTCCTTGGCCATTGCGATCGGATCTTGTGCCTTCGCCTATGTCTATCGAGTAAAACAACCATGCCCTTATTGTTCAGAGCGTATGGAATCCTCCGTTCTGGCGGCGCATCTGACGACCTGTCCGAAGCATCTGGAGTTCTGGAAACGACGTGGATCCGAGAATAGTTCGTTTGTCTATTCGCGCCCTCCTAAAGATACTATATGACTGATAGGGAATGAACTACCAGTCGGCCATTCCGCAGAGCTCTCTGCAAGGCACGCTGTTTGAGCTGCTCGCTCGGGGCAAGAAGGACACCTATTTTATGAAGGACAGCTCAGACAGCGACAGCGCCTTCAATCCTTTGTACAAGGCCTCGACGCCTCTGCTCCAAGAACGGAGAACGGAGACCCCTCTGAACGCGCCGCAGTTCGGCAATAGCTTCGAGATCGAAATCAACAAATACGGGGATGTGCTGACCGAATGCAATCTGCTCGTCGATCTACCGTCCTGGTTGCCGCCCCTACCTCTCGTGTTGGGCGGCACCACGTTGCCCCCCATTCAGGCCAATTCGCAATTCTGGATCACAGATGTCTCAGGCTTCAGCTACGGCTACACGCCCTATGTCGGCCTCTTCCTCTTTGAGCGCATCGAGTTCTATCAGGACTCGGCTCTCGTGCAGCAGTGGTCCGGGGACGAGCTCTTTGCATTGCAAGCCACCGAGGGCTCCTGGAACACCACCTATCTGGCCAATCAGCAGCTCGGCGGGGTCGACCAAGGGCCTGTTCCAGGGCGGAACATCGCGTTCAGGGCGACCCCTGGCCGCCTCCGATTAACGCTGCCGCTGCCCGGTCTCCAGACGCCCGAAGACGGGGGATTTCCTCTGTGCTGTGTCCAGCTCCAGTCCTATCGTTTCCGCATCAAGCTGCGACGACTAGAGGACCTCATTGTCTCGAACTCAGGGGCCTACAAACCGAATCCCTTCGCCACCACCTTTCAGTATACATTGCCTGGCGGCGTGTACACCTTCCCCCCTGTGGTCCGAGAATCGATCGGCCAGCCCACGATTCTTCTGGAAACAATGCAGGCCTATATCGACCCCGATGTTCGTTTGGCTCTCCAGAACACCAAGCAGTCCATCCCGTTCCGCCGCCCCTTCGAGAACGTGTTTACCTTTGGGGAAGCCGACTATGCGGCCCTCGATGTCAGTTCTGTGGCCGCCTCGAGCAGGCGCCTAGATGCCTGTCACCCTGTAGAACGTATCGTGGTGTTCTTTCGAACCGCGAATGCACTGGATCGCAACGAGTATGCGGATTTCGTGAACCCTGGGTCCCCTGACGGCCAGTTCTACAATGCGCTCAAGCTCATCATTGCCGGCCGTGACCGTGAATTCAATTATAGTTCACTGGTCTGGCAGGATATCATGGCCTACGCCAAAGATGAAATCGACAGCGGCTACAACATAAGTGAAATGCGGTGGAACTTGGGCGACCTCTACAATCAGCAACGGCCGTTCAGCCGTGTTCCGAACGGCTCCATCAACTTCACGACAGCAGACAGGCCAACCCTGTACGTGCAACTGAATCAGACGCCGGTGCAAACGATTTCGCAGCAGCGCAAAACAGAACTGAAAGTGTTCATGGAGGGCTGGAATGTCTATGAGGTGGAGCGGGGACGTGGAAGGCTTCTCTTTGCAAACTAGTCTAAACTCTTATCACAATCTCTGAATAAATGCCGTGCACTCACTACAAACGGAAAGCGATGCTTTTGGCCCCCTGTTGTAATGAGTTCTTTGATTGCCGATTCTGTCACGACAAGGTCAAGAACGAGGACGAAAAGGATGTGAAGCGGGCCCATGGAATGGATCGGCACGCCGTCGTTTCCGTGCGATGCACCGAGTGTTCTTTTGTGCAAGACGCCGGCCAAGTCTGTGAGCAATGTGATGTCGTCATGGGCTGGTACTGGTGTTCTGTCTGTGTCCTGTTGGACGACGAGGACAAGGGGCAATTCCACTGCGACAAATGCGGGATCTGCCGCGTCGGCGGAGCAGCGGCACATATCCACTGCGACAAGTGCGGTATCTGCGTAAAGGCCGCTGCCTTTGAGAGCCACAGTTGTCTGGCGAATGCAGCACGGAACGACTGCACGGTCTGCCTGGAGTCCCTGCATCAATCGAGAGATCCGATTCAGTTTCTACGCTGCGGCCATTCTCTTCACAGTGCCTGTATGACGGAGTTTCTGAAGGGAGGGCAGCACGTATGCCCTCTGTGCAAGAAATCCGTTCTGAACGACGAGTACCGGCAACTCTTGATTCAAGACCTCGATCAGCAGATTGCGATGGCTCCGATGCCCGAGGAGTACCGAGACAAACAGGTGCAGATTCAGTGCAATGACTGTGGCGCGAAGGGTCGTGCGGCCTTCCATATCTTTGGACTCAAGTGTATTTGTGGGTCGTATAATACTACAAAGATTGGAGAGGACGAAGGCGAAGAGGACGGAGGCGAAGAGGACGGAGGCGAAGAGGACAAAACTCTTTCTGCGGACGAATAGGGACTCTGCGATGGCACGCATCGCTGTACTCACGATGCCCGCGTCGAATCGCCTGCACACCTATTCGTATATCACAGAGGAAACGGTGAAGTGGCTCCGAGGTGTTACAATTGTTCCAATTGTAACAGGCACCGATCTGAACGAGGCCGCAGCTTTGATGCAGTCCTGTCACGGGTTGTACCTGGGCGGCGGCCCCGACTACGAGCCCACCTATTTTCTGTTGGCCAGGCATCTGCTCACAATCGCCGTGCACATGAATCATCGTTTAGGACTCTATTTCCCCGTCTGGGGCGTCTGCCACGGCTTCCAGATGCTGGTATCCATCCTCGGCTCCGTCTGGCCTCTCGATAATTTGGACGCCATGAAGCATGCCGACGGGCATTTGCGCCGGTTTCGAGGAGGCGCAGGAAGCCGTTTGTTGAAGGCGGCCACCGTGAGCCAACGGCGACTTCTGTACTCCAAGGAGAGCCGTGTGTTCAGTCACCAATTCGGGATCTCCTTGCAAAGATTTCTAGGGAATGAGTCATTGAAACACCTCTTTCGAATCTGCTGTACAAGCCTGGACAGGGACGGAAAGGAGTATGTGAGTTTGATCGAGGGCTACGATCTGCCGTTCTACGGCCTGCAGTTTCACCCCGAGTACGAGGGCGGACTCGGATGGATGGCGGCGTTCTTGAAGCGGGAGCTGGCGAAGGGCATGGCGGCACAGGAGGGGGTTCTGGAGGTCGCTCTGCCCGAGTTGAGGCCGTGTCCTGGGGCTTGGGTGGCCTATGGGATGGCGGGAAACTGCTATCGATTTTCTTCAAAGGGGTAAGCAAATGCATGTCCAGAGGATGAGCCGTCTGGACGCCGAGCGAATCATGGTGTACCGCCCGAGCGAGCCGATCTATCGCTCCCATCCGACGGAGCCCGATCTGCTCATTGTCTCCTATGTGTACGGCGGGAGGGCGCACCATACCTTGCTAGAACGGGGCACCATCGCCTTTCGAGAGATTCAACTTGTAAACGGGCGTCGAAGCCCCCTTACAAATCGGTTTCGGAATGTGCGAGAGTTGGAAGCATTTATGGAGGAGTTGTTGGACGAGGAAGATCCGAAGTCCCCGAGCCCTTATGGCTTTAGATGATGGAGTGACCATCGTTCGTGCATTTCCCCTTGAGGCCATACCCTTTAAGTCCTCTAAAGGCGGGACACTCTTTAAGTCCTCAAACGGGCAACGACGAAAGCCACTTACAGACCGTCGCGTCATCGCTCATCTGCAGTAACTGCTGTGGCTTGCCATTCACAATGGCGAGCCAGGCCGGTATAGAGCGACCCCCGCAATAACCGAGCGAATAGTCGTTCTGGTCGACATCGCATAACATCCAGTGGATGTCTCGGCGGAGCCCCACGATTCGCTGCAGATTGAGCTTGTTGCAGGGGCCACACCAGCTTGCCGTAAAATAGATCACAATCAGAGGGGGGATATTGCGGGATTCCAGGGGCTGTACTCCGTTATGCCTCGGATGTACCAACGACTCCAGGAACTCCTGGCTCAGGGGGGACATCATCGTCTTCACTTGGTCGTTTGACAGTTGTTGCACTGGCAGTGGTCGTTGTTTTTGTTGGCTCATTCTTCTGCTGTCGTCGGAAATAAAGAACCAGACTGGACACGATAATAAATCCGATTGTGAGGGAGAAGAACCCCGCTGTCATAGGGATCCAGAGGGGTGTTTCGATGGGCGCTACACTCCCTCCTGACTGCTGCGCCGCCTTGTTTATCTTGAAGTCTTGAGGAACCAAGTTCGGCGACGATCCAATCGATTTTCCGAGGATCCCCGTTGTTTTAACAGCTTCTACCACCACATTCGTACTCGCCGTCACAATTTCCATAAATTTATTAAAATTGGTAGCCACGATTTTCACAGGGGTCACAAGGGCTCCCAGAGGGCTCGCTTCCCCCACCGCCACGGCCACCCCTGTCGCAGTCGATACAGTCTGCGCGACAATATTGGGGCAGGTCGCCCCCTTGTCCTTGGGCTGCTTCGCCCCAAAGAATTTCCAGTTTTGATCGATCACCCGCGTTGTATCAAATAGGAACAGATAGGAGCGGATCGCATAGGCGGCGAAGGCCAAGGGAGCGCCAATTACCGAAACCAGGGCTATAATATGAAGAAAACAGTTAAATGTGTCGCCGGCTACGAGCTGATCGAGGCCCAGCCAGCCTAGGCCGAGCAACGCAATTCCATAGAGCATAAAGTTCATATGTTTCGATACCGCCTCGGGGTCATCGCCGCGCGAATTCTCATCGTGGAACCGAAAGGCGCCTATGCCCGAGGAACCGATTGCGGGGATGCTTGTTCCAAAGAGTTTGATCTGATCTCTGCCTGTGAGGGCCATGATTGCATCAAACATCCACCAGTATCCGAACGTAAATACATTTAGAACGGCTTTTAGGACTGCCCCTAAGGGACTGCCTAGATAGAGAAGATCGAGGCCGCACCAGCCGAACAATACGGAAAGGGCCGTGTAGACGCCCCATTGCAGATTTTGGATATCCCAGCGTGCATAGGAGGACGGAAAGAAGAGGGCTTGGAGAAAGGCGGCGAGGCCGGCTCCTTCGGGCTTTGAATGTTGTGGCTGCTGCTGCTGTTGCTGCGACTGTTGCGACTGTTGTGACTGTTGTTGCTGTTGTTGCTGTTGTTGCTGTTGTTGCTGCTGTTGCTGCTGTTGCATTGGAATTGAAGTTGCTGCAGGAGATTTAGATTCAATTGGCGGACTGCTCATCCGTGGACGACTCTATTATAGTGTCAGTAGAACTCTTGTAAGCGGATCGCGGCCGGACATATCCTGCTAGTTTATTCTATAGAATCCTAGCAGGATATGGCTGGCCGTAAGACCCTGGACATTGACAATATTCTGCTGAGAAATATTCGAGCGGTCAATCCTTCGACCAACGCGAGTCCGCCGATTAACTCTGTCTTAACGGCGGACGGCCTCGGGAATGCAACGTGGCGACCTGCCCAGGGAGGGGGGTCTACGGGGCCAACAGGAGAACCTGGGTCAGGAGGATCTGGATCGGGCACAGGAGCAACAGGAGTTACAGGATCTACTGGACGGACAGGAGCGACTGGAGCTACTGGAGCGACAGGATCTACTGGAGTTACAGGATCTACTGGAGTTACAGGATCTACTGGACGAACAGGAGCTACTGGAGCGACTGGACCCGCAAGTACCGCTCTGACCGAGAACTTTCTAGTCGGCGGCGGCTTTGGTATACATCCTATCATATATTCCTACGACGGTCTCACCTGGAACAATTCTAGTTCAGGGAATTCTGTCTTTCTGAATGGGGCCGCTCTGGCCGGCGCCTGGAACGGGGCCCTCTGGGTTGTCGGCGGTGATTCGGCCGCTGGCTCCGCCAATACAGTAGCCTATTCCTCGGACGGAATTAACTGGACCGTCTCTTCATCAGGATCCGCCCTCTTTTCATATGGCCAGTGTTATGCTGTTGCATCAAATGGCCCCCAGTGGATTGCAGGAGGATATGATTATTTTGCAAGTCCAACCGGTATTCTAGCATATTCGCCTGACGGTATCCACTGGACAAAATCTACGTCAGGATCCAATCTTCTTACAGGACACTGCTACTGTGTGGCCTGGAACGGATCCCTCTGGGTTGCAGGGGGCACTGGAACCGACTCTCTGATCTATTCATCGGATGGTATTACATGGACATCCTCCAGTACAACCGTATTTAACGGCGGTGCTTGCTACGGTGTAGCGTGGAACGGCATTCGATGGGTCGCCGGCGGCAATGATTCAGGGACAAATCGCCTTGCCTATTCGTCGGATGGAATCACTTGGACAAATTCCACTGCAAATGCCTCCATCTTTGGCACACGATGTTATTGCGTCGCCTGGAACGGATCACTCTGGGTTGCGGGCGGCACGGGCTCTTCTTCGACATGTCTTGCCTATTCGCTGGACGGTGAGACTTGGTTAACGTCCAGTTCAGGAAACAGTCTTTTTGGTGTAACCGGCCAGTGCAGGTCCGTCGCCTGGAACGGATCTCTCTGGTTGGCGAGCGGCGATAATAGCTCCGCTGCCCCGACAAGCCTCTATTCGTATGACGGTATAACATGGATCGCTTCCTCCTCTGGAATCATTCCTGAAATGGTTGTAATCAGTCGGCGCCCCCTGCCTTACGTAGGAGGTGGAGTTGGAAGTGGAGGAACCGTGGGAGCGACTGGAGCGACTGGTGCTCCTGGAAGCGGATTCCTAGACTATACTATTCTTGCTGGATCACCTATTATCAATTCTTCCACAAGCATTACGCTCGTTCCAGGCGGTGTTCAAACAGTTATCTCGAATGAAACCTTTTACGGCCCGTTTAACTTCCAATTTGCAATTCCAACCATAAGTCCTGCTGGTGATACAATTATTGCGCTGGGGATCTATACATTAAATCTTGACCCCTTTCTTGTGCTTACACTTGATAATACAGATGGTATCTCTCGTTTTATGATTAATAACAATTTCGGCGGCCGCATTCCCTATGCCGATGGGGATCGGATAGAGATTCTGTACGATGGTATACAAGTATCTGTATACCAGGACAGCATACCGGTCTTTTCAGAAGTCACCTCCCTCACATTTCCAGTTGAATTTGCTATTAATAATGCTGCTCAACCCTCGCTTACAAACAGTTACACAATCAATAATATCAAGGGATATCCGATTGGTGCAGGCACCACAGGATCTACTGGGCCTACTGGACCTACTGGAGACACAGGATCTACAGGAGACACAGGATCTACTGGATCTACTGGATCTACTGGATCTACAGGGCCTACTGGAACTCCTGGAAGCGGGTTCCTAGACTATACTATTACTGGCGGATCACCTATTATCAATTCTTCCACAAGCATTACGCTCATTCCAAACGACTTATATCAAAGAGTTATCTCAAATGAAACCTTTCGCGGGCCGTTTAACTTCCAGTTTACAATTCCAGCGATAAATCCCCCTGGCGATGCAGGCATTGCTATAGGGTTGATCTATACATTGGACAGTTCCCCCTTTCTTATGCTTGGACTTGATAATACAGGGTTCGGCTCTCAATATACGATTAACGGTATCGGCGCCCCCATTCCGTATAATGATGGGGATCTGATAGAGATTCTGTACAATGGTATACAAGTAACCGTCTACCAGAGCAGTGTACCAGTCTTTTCAGAGGCCATCGTCCTTGCATCTCCAGTTATATTTAGTGTTTCTGAACCCACGCCCTCATCTACAAACAGTTACACACTCAATAATATCAAGGGATATCCGATTGGTGTAGTGGCGACAGGGCCCACCGGCCCTGCGTCAACTGCCCTGCCCAATAACTTTATAGTCGCGGGAGGATACGGAGACAATCGACTCGCCTATTCCTATGATGGGCTTACTTGGACCCAGTCCTTCAACGGAAATGCTATAATTACATTTGCATGTTATACAGTCGCATGGAACGGGGTCCTGTGGGTAGCAGGAGGAGAAGGAACAAATCAATTAGCGCATTCCTATGATGGAATTACTTGGACCGGGTCCAGTTCTGGAAATGCTATATTTTCAGGTGGTGCTTGTAAAACAGTCGCATGGAACGGGTCTCTGTGGGTAGCAGGAGGGAGTGGTGATAATCGGCTAGCATATTCCTATGATGGAATTAATTGGTTTGGGTCCAGTTCTGGAAATGCAGTATTTTCAGCGAGCTGTACTACCGTCGCATGGAACGGATCCCTGTGGATTGCTGGCGGACGTATTTTAAATCGACTCGCCTATTCCTATGATGGAATCACTTGGGTTCCGTCCAGTTCTGGAAATTCTGTTTTTACTAATACGCCTCTTACAGTCGCATGGAACGGAACCCTATGGGTAGCAGGGGGAGTAGAATCTAAACTAGCGTATTCACATGATGGAATGACATGGTTTCCGTCCAGTTCTGGAAATGCTGTTTTAACAGGTGGCTGTTCTGCAGTCGCATGGAACGGATCTTTGTGGGTAGCAGGGGGGGATGGTGATAATAAGCTAGCGTATTCCTACGATGGAATCGATTGGTTTGGGTCCAGTTCTGGAAATGCTGTTTTAACAGGTGGCTGTTCTGCAGTCGCATGGAACGGATTTCTGTGGATCGCAGGAGGAAGTGGAACAAATAGGGTCGCGTATTCCTATGATGGAATGACGTGGTTTCCGTCCAGTTCTGGAAATACTATATTTACAGCTAGCTGTTTGACTGTTGCAAGTCGTCACACTCTTCCTTACGTTGGCGAAACTATTATACCCCCTCTCCTTCATCAAGCCCCTCTCCTAGGCCCCACGGGCGCCGCCCTCGTTATTGAGAGTCCCACGGGCACTAACAATCTTCATTACTCCCGATTTCTGAATGTGATTGAGAACGGGGGATCAGGAACCATGAATATTCTAGGAGATCTGGTAGTGACAGGATCCGTTTCAAAAGGCGGCGGCGCGTTCGTCATTCCGCATCCGAATCCTGCGCTCAAAGACACCCATATGCTCCGTCACTGCTTCGTGGAAGCACCGACGCGCGGAGACAATTTGTATCGCTGGACACTGACAACGACGAATAGGGTGTGTGAGCAACTGCTGCCGACGTATTCACCGTTCTTGAACGAGAACTGGCAGTTCTTTGTGCAGGCAACTCATGGGTTTGGCCAGGGCTACTGCGTCTTGGCCTCGGACGAGGGTTCCTTCCGCCTAGTGACATCGGAGGACGGATCCTACCATGTTCTGGGGATCGCTACGCGCAAGGATGCGATTGCGAAGGCGTTCTTTGATGAGAAAGGGGTCGAGTTTACGGCATAGCCGTAACCAACGAGTTTACGGCATAGATCAACGAGTTTACGGCATAGATCAACGAGTTTACGGCATAGATCAACGAGTTTACGGCCTAAGTTTACAGCATAGCTGTAAACAACGAATTATAATGCGGATTTATAGAGAATGGATACTTATACAAAACTGTTCTGGCTTAGTTCGTTGCTTTTTATCGGGCTATCCATTTATTTAGCCTGTTGCACAAAAAGAACCCCTGTATTTTATGCGCAAATTGCCTCTGGATGCGGCATGTTCATAACGAGTAAAATTGGGCGGACCGCTTAGTATAAAATTACGCCCCCTGCAATTTGCAGGGGGCGTAATTTTATACTAAGCACTAGTGTTAAGAATCTAATTAAGCCCCTGGCCAGGGGCTTAATTAGATTCTTAACGGTACATTTTTAGGGCTAGAGTAGACCCGGTTATACTAGGCAGTACATTTACTCCCCCACTCATTGAGTGGGGGAGTAAATGTATACTAGGCTGTACCAATCGCTCAGATTGTAAAGAGAACGCCCCCGAATCCATTGATCACGCGGAACACATTGTAATTGAGCGCATAGATCCGAATCGTGCAGGCACCCCTGGTAATAGGCGGATTTACCGTATTCGAATTCAGATTCTGGTTCATCGTGATCTGCCAGTTGACCGAGTCAATACGGCTCGCGTTCAGCGTACCCGTCGGCTGGGCGTCCTCAGGGCGCAAGGCCAGCGAATAGCAGTAGATGAAGTTCTGGACCGGCGTGGTCGTATGGTGATCATAGGGCTGCTGGAGACGGAAATAGGGGGCTTGGCGCACCTGGAACCGGTCATAGCCGTCTAATTGCAGCAGAGCCGTGGCAATCAGATCCGTGCGCACCTGCCCCGGCATCAAGTAGGGCAGAATAGGCGTCGGCACCGTTTCACTCGTGGCCAGACTGCTGTAATTGAACGGCTCGTTGACCTGTTTCATGAAGTCCCGCTGCGCAACGAAAATGAACTCCTTGATCGGATGATTGAAATCCGTCTGGATATTGACCTGGGACTGCGTCGGTGTCACGCCAATCAACGGCGTATACTGGATCTGCTCAATGAGATATTCGTGGCTCTTGCTCACGAAGCGCCGGCGCTCCTCGACGTCCAGATAGACATAGTCGCCCCACAGCATCATGCTGGTGATATTGGCAGGATTCACGGTCAAGGAGCCGTTCGGAACAGCCACTAATTGGGGCGTGAAGAAGAGGGTCTGCAGCGGAGCAATCGTGATGTTAATACGAATAGGATGATACTGGAGTGCCAAGAGTGGCAGGTAGAGCCCTGGATTTTTGCAGAAATAGAACTGGAGCGGAATGGAGAGCCGCAAGCCCTCCGTCAAGGCACCCGGAATCAGTTCAGGAACGTTGTATCCGTCGACGCGTCCAATCATCGTATTCAGGGCGTCTTTCTGAGAGGCCGATGTGGTCAGCTGTTCCCAGATCTCCATCCATTCTCCCGTCTGCTTGTCGATCTGCTGCTCCCCCACCTCGAAGGTGATCTCCTGAATGAGGGCATTCCCAATGGAATTCGCGTAACTGACAGGTGTGTTGGAGAGGTCATTGAGTGTCAGGCCCGGCAGCAGGACATCGATGTAGACCTTGCCGAGGAGGTCGCCGCGCCTCGGAATCAGGCAGGAGATGCGCTGGCCGAAGTTTGCCGTACCGTCAAAATACATGGGCTGCGATTCAATGGCGAAGTTCGTGTAGCGCCTGTACACCATTTTGAAATAGGAGATTTGCGGATTGCCCGTCAAAAAAATGTCTTGTTTCCCTTGTGCTACGAGCTGCAGTAACCCTCCTCCTGCAGGCATTCCTGATAGTTCCAACGGTTTTATAAGAGCGTAATAATCCCCTTATCAGAGTAGGATACATGGCTCAATCGAATCTTGCAAAATCGGTAAAACTCCTGGAAGACGTGGCAGAAGATACCGTGCAAGTAACGACGCCGATCATTGCTATTAGTCTGTTATCGGCCGCCATCTTCGGTATAATTGATGCATTAACCTTACTATTCGCAGATACGTTGCTCGCAAATCGCTTACGTGCCACCGGTCTCTTCACAGAGCCCATGCTCCTGTTGACCGTGGGCGGCATCTCTGCATTTATTGCCCTTTTCATAGCCGTTGTTGTTGAAACCTGGCTCGCGAGACGCTTTACCCTTCTCAGGTCGCCTTATATCGACGCATCCGGTATTATAATCGGCACTATTCTGGTGATTGCCGGCATACGAATCTATAATAGAATGTATCCTACGCCCGACTACCGTGTCGTAACGCCCACCGTCCATCGTGCATAACGTCCGGTGTTTCAGATCCACCGCAAATCATATCAACCCACGATAGAGAGTTCCATGAGTCGGAAGACAAGCGACGTCTTTCGCGCCGGCGATATCACCGTCGACGGCACCCTCAACTCCAACGAATCCCAGTTAATCTTTCGCGCCAGGCAGAAACCGTACAATCCTTATTCGGGCCAGTACTACTCGCTGTCGGCCGCCCAGATCGACGACCCTACGATTCGCATCAATCAATACGCGGCCAACGGGACCTTCGAGAACTTCGGATACCTGTACGACACCCAGTTTAATCCCATTCCTCCAGGCACCCGTATCAGTGTGGCGGGGGGTGTCGGAGATCCTACACAGGAGCCGAATCCCTGCATTATCTACAGCTACGACAATATCCACTGGGATACCTGGTCCAATCCCACGAATCTCTTCGCAGGCGGCGGCTGTACGGCCTTGGCCTACAACGACTTCATCTTTGCCGCCGGTGGCTTGGGCGTCAATAATTTGCTCTACTCGGCCAACGGAAGCACCTGGATCGCGAGCAGCTCGGGTACGAGCCTCTGTGCGGGAGGCTGCAACAATATTGCGACAAACGGCGGCTTCTGGATCGCCGGTACCTCGGGGGCCCATCGACTGATCTTCAGTTTCGACGGAATCAACTGGTACGCCTCGTCAAATTCAATCGGCGGCGCAGATTATTACCTGTCCACCAGTTGCAATGCCGCGGCCTGGAGCGGATCTCTCTGGTTGGCCGGCGGCTCTGGCATCAACAATATCATTCACAGCACCGACGGAACCTTCTGGCAGGGCTCTAACAACTCAAACACCATCTTTGTACAATGTAATGCAATCGCGTGGAACGGAACCTTCTGGCTCGCCGGCGGCATTCCTGCGACTCTTGGCGGACCCACGCTCATAAAAAGCTTTGACGGAGACACATGGACCCCTGTGCCTGTGACCGCCTATCCGTCTATAGTGACCAGCCTCTCGATCAGCTGCAATGCAATTGCTTGGAGCGGGGCCCAGTGGGTGATCGGAGGCGAAGACGCCTCGGGCAATGTAATGGCCTACAGTTACGATGGATCATCCTGGTTCCCCGGTACAAATTCGATCTTTATCAGCTGTAAAGCCGTGTCATGGAACGGAAACAGTTGGGCTGCGGCCGGCCTCGGCACCAACAGTCTTGTCACGAGCTTCGACGGGGCGGACTGGACACCAAACGCTGAGGGGAATCGTCTTCTGATTGAAGGGGGGGCTGTGGCCGTCAATAAGATTCTGCCGAATGCAAGCACCGTGCAGCAGATTACGGTGACCGCCACGTCGTCCGCCCTCACACTGATCGGCGCCTCGGGGGAGACCGTGATTGCGTTCAGCAAAGACGGGATCACATGGACCCCGTCCACGTCGGCCTCAAAGGTCTTTACCGGCGCGGCCTGCCTTGCCCTCTCCTGGAATGGTTCTGGATGGGTCACTGGATTAGCGAATGTTACAATTGATTTCCCGTATACCATGGGAAATTCATCAGACGGCATCGTCTGGGGAGCCAATGCATCGGGCACCAGTCTCTTGAACATCAGTTGCAACAGCATTGCGAATAATGGAGCCTATTGGATCGCAGGCGGCGCCGGCGATACAACACGACTCATCTATGCTATAGATGGGAATGGATATACCTGGGCTGATATAACACAGAGTCACGCAATCTTCGATGCATCTGGCTCGAATAATGGTGCGCAAGGTTTCTGCAACACGGTCGGCTGGAACGGTCTTCTTTGGGTCGCCGGCTCTAACTGCAAAAACAATCGCTTGGCGTACAGCTATGATATCTCCAACAACTGGACTGCCTCGGCCACAGGCAATGCGATTTTTACCAGCAGTTGCAATTCAGTCGCGTGGAACGGATTGCTGTGGGTTGCCGTGGGATCGGCCAACAACAACAACTCTTCCGTGGCCGCCTACAGCTACGATGGAATCACATGGATGGACATCTCGGACACAGATGTAAAAGGGGCTAGGCGTTGGGCCGCGGTGGCCTGCAATGAGAGTGTATGGATTATGGGAGGCCGACAGACGAGTGGGGACTGCATCCTCTTCAGCTACGATGGAATCCATTGGTCGCTGGCCCTCGGAACGGGCGCCTTTTTCCAGAACGGCTGCACAGGAGTCACGTGGAACGGCGTCGTCTGGGTGGCCACTGGCTCGGGAAGTAACAGTGCCATCTACAGTTACAACGGCGCTACATGGACGAATTCGTACAATGGCGACGGCATTTTCCCAACCGATGCTCAAACTGTCGCCGCCAATCGCCCCCAGGCGACAACCGGCGCTACACGGCCCACGCCCACCCTCTATGCAAACGATATTCCTTCCGTCGGCGCCGTCACCTATACACCCAATGTTGCCCGGCTCAACAGCCTCTATCCGTCAAACTCCCTGTTCCTCGATGATATTCGTCGCAACGTAGGAATCAACATTGTTCCTACGACACATCTTAATGTAGG